AATAACAGGCAAGATTTACGATCGTATGGAAGACCTAAGAACAGAGCTCAAAGAGGATATCTCTAGTCTCAAAGAGGACTTAGAGAAGAAGATCGCTGCCCAAAACGAAGTTCTTGAAAAGATAAACGATAGACTAGAAGGGCTGGACAAGTGGCGCTGGATCGTTGTCGGTATGGCGACTGTAGCCGGAATCGTCCTGTCTAAGCTCTCAACTTTATTAGGCGTAACACTCAAATAGTCCTTGCTTTATTTGACGAATCAGGTATAATGGTTATGTAGCCTTTGATGATTGGATTATTATGTATTGGATTGACGCCAAGTATCTTGGGATGCTGTCGACTCGTATTCCTCTATTCACTGTTAAGTCGAACAATCCTTACCTAGCGAACAGCCGTTGCCCCATCTGCGGAGACTCTAAGAAGAATCTCTACAAGAAACGAGCATACTACTTTCAGCAAAAAGACAAAATACTTCTTAAGTGCCACAATTGTGGCGCAACAAGATCTGTGTCGTCATTGCTGAAAGAGCTAGACCCTACTCTTAAAAAAGAATACGACCTTGAAGTCTTTGCTGAAACTAGAGCCAACGCTCCTGTTGAGGCTAAGAAAGAGATTGTGCATGAGTATCTAACTCCTGGTAATTATAACGCACCTCTGAAAAAACTCAAAAAGATTTCTCAACTTCCTGTTGGTCATCCCGCTAGAGATTATGTCAATCAGCGAGGCATACCGCCAAGCCAGCATTTTCGTCTGTATTACGCTCCCAAGTTTTGCGCTTGGACAAACAGCATCATTCCGGATAAATTTGATCTAAGTAAAGGCGATGAGCCTAGATTGGTTCTTCCGTTCTTCGATACTGAAGGCAATATGTTTGGCTATTCAGGGAGGTCTTTCAAACCCGACACAAAGCTCAGATACGCTACAATTATGACTCGGGGCGATCATGTCAAAGTGTTTGGTCTTGATCAGGTTGATTTTTCAAAGACTGTGTATATGGTTGAGGGTCCGATTGATAGTTTGTTCCTGCCTAACTGTTTAGCCATGGCAGGAGCCGATGTCACCCTTGACTTCCTAGATAAAGACAAGAGCGTGATTGTGTTTGACAACGAGCCTCGAAACAAAGACATTGTCAAGCGTATGAAGAAGGCTGTCAAAAAGGGATACACAATTTGTTTTTGGCCAGAGACGATAGAGCAAAAGGATGTCAACGACATGGTGAAGTCCGGGTTGTCTGCTCAACAAGTCGTCAGAATTATTGATGCCAACAGCCATAACGATCTAGAAGCCGAGTTGAAAATGATGAATTGGAGTAAAGTGTGATGAAAGTTATTATTGCAGGAACGAGAAGCGTCAATGACTACAAACTAGTAGTTGACTCAATTAAGAGTTCGGGTTATACTATAACTGAAGTAGTGAGCGGTGGCGCGACTGGAGTTGATTGGCTTGGCGAGCAATGGGCTCGCGCCAATGATATTCCGGTCAAGCAAATGCCCGCAAACTGGGATCGCGATGGTAGGGGCGCAGGACCAATGCGCAATCGCGCGATGGCTGAGTATGCTGATGCTGCTGTGATTATTTGGGACGGCGAATCTCGCGGAACTCGCAACATGATTGAGAATATGATTAGACGCAAGAAGCCATATCATATCGGTATGACATCAGCAAATCTCGAGGATTATATATGAGAGACGAAGTTACTTACGAAGAAGCCATGGCTTGGCTTGACGATAAATTGAATGACGCAGACTACGGCGAACCAGAGATAATTGAATGGATTCAAGATATTCTCTGGCGTTATGAAGATATGAGGAATAGTTAATGAGCGAAGTGAATCTAGTCGGCGTCACACAGCCGAATTACAAGTATACCGGTTGCGATACGGCGCAGGAACTTATTGGTTGGTGTGCCAGAGTTTCTAATCCAGCCAATCAGCACAAGCATGACACGGCACCTAAGCTTATTCAGTCGCTGCTTCGTGATCAGCACTGGTCGCCACTTGAGATGGTCGATGTATCAATGGAAATTAAGACCACACGAGATATCGCTCGTCAAATTCTTAGACATCGTTCTTTCTCGTTCCAAGAATACTCTCAGCGTTACGCCGACCCAACGAAGAATCTTGGCTTTGTCAGACGAGAAGCGAGACTTCAAGACGTCAAGAATCGACAAAACTCTATCGAGTTGGGACCGGACGAGAACAGACTGGCTGAAGAATGGCGGGTAGTTCAGGATCAAGCTCTCAACGCTGCTCGGTTCGCTTATCAGTGGGCAACAGAACGAGGCATTGCCAAGGAACAGGCTCGTGCCGTTCTTCCTGAAGGCATGACTGAATCAGTTATCATCATGAAGGGTTCCGTTCGTAGCTGGGTTCACTATTGCGATCTGCGTATGAAGTGGGACACTCAGAAGGAACATCGCATCGTCGCCGAACAGTGCTGGGCTATTATTGAGAAAGAGTTCCCCGATATCAAGCTGGCTCTAGATGGTATTAAGTCGCTATGAGCTACATTGTTCGGGTTCAAGAGGACGAAAACGGGGAGCTATATATTGTTCTACCGCCCGAATTGATTGAACAAACCGATTGGTCTGAACGAGACGATATCGAGTGGGTTGTAGAAGTAGACGATAAAATTTTGTTGAGAAAGAGAGAAACAGATGATTCAAGTCCTGAAGCGTGATGGTAGCAAAGAACCTCTGAATATTGAAAAGTTTCACAAGGTTGCTACTTACGCTTGTGAAGGATTGTCAGGCGTATCTGTCTCTGATCTTGAGCTCAAGACTCATATTCAATTCTACAACGGAATCAAGTCTAAGGATATTCAGGAAACTCTGATCAAGGCTGCTGCCGATCTTATCTCTGAGGATGCTCCCAACTATCAGTATGTTGCCGGACGGCTGATCAACTACAACCTTCGTAAGGAAGTTTATGGTCAGTACGAGCCTATTCATCTTATGGAGCATTATGAAAAGGTTCGTGATGCAGGATACTATGATGAAGGTCTAGGTGGTAATAACTATTGGCCAGAAGAATGGGCTGAACTAGAACGTTATATCGACCACGAGCGGGACAACCTCCTTACCTATGCTGCCATGGAACAGTTCCGTGGTAAATATCTGATTAAGAATCGCGTGACGGGTAAGTTCTACGAAACTCCTCAGATGGCATTTATGTTGATTGCCATGACGCTATTTCAGAACTACAAGAAAGATCGAATCAAGTGGGTGAAGGAACTATACGATGCAATCAGTACTTTTGATATTTCTCTTCCTACTCCAATTATGGCAGGAGTACGCTCTCCTCAACGTCAGTTTAGCTCATGTGTTCTCATTGAAACTGATGATTCCTTAGACTCAATCAACGCAACAGCAGGGGCGATCGTAAAGTATGTTTCACAAAAAGCTGGTATTGGTATTGGCGGCGGTCGTATTAGGGCTGTTGGATCTCCTATACGCAATGGTGATGCTTCTCACACTGGTGTTGTTCCTTTCTGGAAGCATTTTCAGTCTGCTGTTAAATCTTGTAGCCAAGGTGGTGTGCGTGGTGGAGCGGCGACACTCTATTACCCCATTTGGCATTACGAAGTGGAAGATCTTCTTGTCTTGAAGAACAACAAAGGCACGGAAGATAATCGCATTCGCCATCTAGACTACGGTGTTCAATTTAACAAGGTGATGTATGAAAGACTTTTATCTGGAGGTAATATCACCCTCTTTTCGCCTACAGATGTGCCGGATCTCTATGAAGCGTTTTACTCAAGCGTTGAAGACTTTAGAGAACTCTACGAAAAGTACGAACGAAGCACCAAAATCAGAAAGAAGACCATCCCTGCGATTGATCTCTTCTCAACCTTTATGCAAGAGCGAAAGGATACGGGACGAATCTATCTGATGAATGTTGATCACGCGAATGATCACGGCTCGTTCATCAAAGAAAGGGCTCAGATTCGCATGAGCAACCTATGTTGCGAGATTACGCTCCCAACAACACCACTGAAGGATATCAACGATGAATCAGGTGAAATCAGCCTTTGCACTCTGGCGGCAATTAATTGGGGAAAGATTAGAAAGCCAGCTGACTTCGAAAAGCCATGCACCATTGCAGTACGCACTCTGGATGCCCTACTGGATTATCAGGACTATCCTGTTAGAGCCGCTGGGATTGGTACTCGCAACCGTCGTCCTCTTGGCGTCGGCATTATTAATTTTGCTTATTGGCTGGCTCGTAATGACAGTAGTTACTCTAATCCAAATCTCAATCTTGTTCACGAGTACGCTGAAGCATGGAGTTATTACCTTATCAAAGCCTCGGTCGACTTGGCAGAAGAAGTAGATCCTTGCCCCAAGCACGGTGATACGAAGTATTCCGCTGGTATCCTACCCATCGACACCTACAAGAAGGAAGTTGATGAGTTGGTCGAGCCTGTCTATAAGATGGACTGGGATACTCTCGCTTTCAGAGCTAGTACTCACGGTATTCGCAATTCAACTCTCATGGCTTTGATGCCAGCCGAAACATCGGCTCAGATTAGTAACTCAACCAATGGTATTGAGCCTCCTAGAGCTCTTGTTTCAGTAAAGCAATCTAAGGATGGCGTCTTGAAGCAGGTTGTTCCCGGAATAAAGACTCTAAAGAATAAATATGAATTACTATGGGATCAGAAGAGTCCGGAAGGATATCTAAAGATCGTGGCGGTATTGCAGAAGTTTATTGATCAAGCCATCTCTGTCAATACGTCATACAATCCTGTCCATTATGAAGATGGCAAGATCCCCATGTCTGAGATGATCAAGCATGTCTTGATGCATTATAAGTACGGCGGTAAAACTCTCTACTACTTTAACACCAACGATGGTGCTGGCGAGATTGAAGAGAAGTCTCTTGCTCAAGGCGCTACGAATGAAGAGGATTGCGAGTCTTGTAAGATATGAAATATAGAACTATCTTCATCAGCGATGTTCACCTAGGAACAAACGATTGCAAAGCCGATCTTTTGAACAATTTCCTTAAACACAATTCTTGTGATACCTTGTATTTGGTTGGTGATATTATCGATGCTTGGAAGATACAACAAAATAAACTCAAATGGAAGCAGTCTCACACGAACGTCGTCAGAAGAATTCTAGGGTTCGCCAAACACGGAACCCGAGTAGTTTATGTTGCTGGTAATCATGATGAGTTCTTAAGACCAATGATTCCTTACGGCGTGAGTTTCGGTAAGATAGAACTATGCAATCAAATATGTCATGAAGGGGTTGATGGTAATCGATATATGGTCGTCCATGGCGATCTGTTCGACGGCATCACCCGTCTTGCTCCTTGGTTGTCGTTCCTAGGCGATAAAGCTTATGATTTCGTTTTAAATATAAACAGCCGTTATAATTGGATCCGTCATAGAATGGGATTCGGTTATTGGTCTCTAAGTAAGTGGCTTAAGCATAAAGTCAAAAGAGCAGTTGATTTTATGTTTCAATTCGAAAAGACCGTCACTACGTATGCCCAAAGAAAGGGCTACGATGGAGTGATCTGCGGTCATATACATAATGCGGAAATTAAAAATGTTGATGGTGTTGTGTACATGAACGACGGTGATTGGGTTGAATCTTGTACTGCCCTCGTCGAACACAAAGATGGCCGATGGGAAATTGTCACTTGGCAAGAACTTAAGTAGTTACGGAGATTGAGAAATGAATCATATCAGGCTCGATAACGATGAATGGGATGACATCGGCAAAACGTATAAACTTATCAGCTATAATAGACGCAATCCGGACTCAACTGCTGTAGAATTGGAACTAGAATATGCCGGACAAGTGACTAAACGAGTCGTCCCAGTACATGTAATTGAATGGGTAGAAAAAGATGAAAGTTAGAAAGCTCGTTCAAAAAATGTACGCAGCCATAATAAGCGGCGACGAGAAAAAAGAAAAACGACTTTGGCTCAAGGCTCTGAAAAAGTCTTTAAAGCATAAAAACACACACGTAATTAAGTGAGATACTAATGTCTGTTTTCAATACAAATAAGTTCGATGCGACTCAACAGAAATGTTTCTTCGGCGAGCCTGTGAACATTGCTCGTTACGACAAGCAGAAGTATTCTACGTTTGAGAAGCTGACAGAGAAACAACTTGGTTTCTTTTGGAGACCCGAAGAAGTTGATCTCTCTCGTGATGGAAAGGACTTCAAAGGACTCAACGACTATGAAAAACACATTTTCACGAGCAATCTTAAACGTCAAATTCTCCTTGATTCTGTACAGGGTCGAGCTCCATCTTTGGCTTTTCTCCCGATATGTTCGCTTCCTGAGCTGGAAACCTGGATCCAGACTTGGGCGTTTTACGAGACGATTCATTCCCGTTCCTACACTCATATCATTCGCAACGTCTATTCTGACCCTTCCAGAGTCTTTGATGAAATGTTGGAGATCCCGGAAATCGTAGACTGCGCTGGCAGCATTAGTAAGTACTATGATGAGTTGATTTATCAAAATGATCAATATCGGTCAGACCCTCAACATTTAGTTGAAAGCAATTATTTCAATTCTTATACGCACAAGAAAGCTTTATGGCTATGTCTCAACGCTGTTAATGCTCTTGAAGGAGTAAGGTTCTATGTCTCGTTCGCCTGTTCATGGGCATTCGCTGAAGTCAAAAAGATGGAGGGCAACGCGAAAATTATCAAACTCATCGCCCGCGATGAGAATGTTCATTTGGCCTCGACTCAGCAGCTCCTCAAAATTCTACCGAAAGAAGATGCAGACTTTGCACGCATACAAGAAGAGACGAGGGATATATGCCTACGTCTATTTGCCGAAGTCGTCGAGCAAGAAAAAGCTTGGGCACGTTATCTATTCAAGGATGGTTCGATGATTGGTCTCAACGAGCAGCTTCTTTGTGACTACGTAGATCACATTGCTGCGAAGCGTATGGGCGCAATCGGTCTTAATGGTAAGGCTGGTCCTAATCCTTTGCCATGGACTCAGAAGTGGATTGCCGGTAGTGACGTTCAAGTTGCTCCGCAAGAGACCGAGATCACGAGCTATATCAATGGTGGCGTCAAGAAGGATGTTGATGCTGATACTTTTAAAGGATTCTCGTTATGACTTGCAATACGAAAGAAGTTCTTTCCGCCAACCTGAAACGCAGGGAAGATATCTGTTGGGATATGGCTGACGTTTTCCTACAAAACAGGGATGCGCATGGTATTCACGATATGGGCGTTGAAATTCAAGCTCTTCAAAGGGCTATTTCGGAATTGGACAAGTTGAGTGGAGACTAAATTCGTTGACTATTTTATGAGAGTGGCAGAAGAAACCGCTGCCCTCTCTTACGCGACAAGGCTTCAGGTTGGTTGTGTGATTGTCAAAGACCGCCGGATTCTATCTATTGGCTACAACGGAACTCCTGCTGGTTGGGACAACTGCTGTGAGGACAAAGTAGAAAACTATGATCCTGCCACAGGTACCACATGGCATTCAACCGTAACAAAGGATAGCGTGCTTCACGCAGAGTCAAACGCTCTGATGAAGCTTTGCCAATCGCATGAATCTTCAAAAGATGCGGCTGTTTTTATTACTCATGCTCCTTGCATCAACTGCGCGAAACTCCTGCATCAAGCTGGGATTTCAGAAGTGATATATAAGAACGAATACCGGTCAAAAGACGGTATTGAGTTTTTAAATCAATGCGGAGTTAAGACATGGCAAAAAAAGGGGATTGGTTAACCTGCCAAGAATGCGAATCTGAATTCAAGGTTATATCGGACAGACACGAACAAATCGCGTATTGCCCGTATTGTGGTTATGACATAGAAGAAGATGAAGAAGAAGACGAAGATGAAGAATACGAATGACTTGGATTTACCAAGGTCAGGTCTTAGAAGAAATCCCCGATAAATCTTACGGGTTCGTCTATATCATCACGCAAAAATCGACCGGCAAAAGGTATATCGGCAGAAAGTTCTTCACCAAGGCTGGCTACAAGACCGTCAAAGGCAAGCGCAAGAAGCTGAGGGTTGAGTCCGACTGGAAAACATACTGGGGTTCGTCCCCATCCTTGGCCAAGGCTATAGAGGAGTTTGGGCAGGAGGACTTCAGCAGGGAGATCGTGAGGGTCTGCTACAACCGATCCGAGTGCAGCTATTACGAGTCGAAGCTCATCTTCGAACACGATGCCATCCTCAACGAAGGGTTCTTCAACGACTGGGTGAGCGTGAAGATTTCCTCGGTCCACGTTAAGGCGATCAAGAAAAATCCTTAATTTTTAAAATCAGTCCTTGCCTT